TTTCTCAATTTTGACATCTTCAGATTTCATGATATCTTTCATTTTTGGCGCGCCGGGAGGGATTCGAACCCCCGACCTACGGATTAGAAGTCCGTTGCTCTATCCAACTGAGCTACCGGCGCATTTAATCAGTTGCAAGTCTTGATCTTGACGTCTTTGTTATATGCTACAGCAAAAGCAAACAAAAACTTTTTCATATCTATCTCCAATTGATTTTTCAATTTTAACCGAATTAGACTTCTTTGTCAACTCGGTAATTGAATTCTTTGATCACTTCAAAATTGAAGACACTCCATGCTTCAGCTTCGAATAGATGATGTTCATCAACTTCATCTGAACGGAAGAAGTCGACAACTTGGTTCTTCGAATCTCGGACAACGATAATATCAAAAGACTTGACAAGATCAATGATTAGCTTGCCATTGAGAAATTCTTGATACTGGTTTTCGTTAATCATCAGATCCATGAATCGCTCATCTTCTCCTTCTTGATCTACCCAGACCTTCAGGAGAACCATGCCATCAGATTGTGGAACGATACGAAGAGATTCGTATCCAGAAAACATGCAATAGAAGGAAGTTTGTTTCATTTTACGACCTCAAAATATACGCCATCTTTGGCCGGAAACCCAGAAAGATTCATCTTTGACTTCAAAACTTTCTGTTCAAATCCAAGAGGCTTGATTATGAAATGAACTTTCGTGTCTTTTACGACATCAACAACCGAACCAGGATGCAATCGATCCTTCCAAAGTTGATTTTGGATACCTACAATCGAGGTCACTTTCAGTTGTTGAGTTTTCTTCATCATGTCTCTATTGTATGAGACATGAGTTCTTGTGTCAAGCTCTTATTCGAGATCTTTCCATCCATTGTCAATCACATCATAAGAACCGTCTGGATTTTGAACAGCGTCCCACGAGTGTTGCTCTTCCATCTTATCTCTCGAACTTCCAATTCCAATTCTCGTATGAAGAATTGTGCTTCCATCGCCTCTTGCAGGTCCGAAAAGATTGATTGGAGCTTTGAATGAAAGAACATATGTTACAGTTCTTTTCGATTCAAATGGCCCGTCAAAATCGTCTTGCATGTTGATTCCAACTAGACTGAATGGAACATCTTGCTCCAGTCCAATCTCTGGAATCAAATTCACTGTCACAGTATATTGTGGAGCAAAATATGGAAGAATCTGCTCTACGATCTGAAGAGCATCCCCCTGAGTCTTAGCAACGACATACAATTGAAAGTCAACAGCATAAGGCACTGGGCTATAAGAAGATTTGATTGGATCGGTGTCTTTATTGCTTCCATATCCACCGAACGTATTCATCTGTTGCATCGATCTGGATGCATCGTATTGTAGACCAGATAGCTCAAATCCAATTCTAGGCAAAGTCACTTGCGTTGTTCCGGCAAGTGTTGGATCCTCTTTCAATCTTGCAATCCATTTGTCTCTATTTCCTGGTGAAACAGGAACTTTGATTCTTTGAACGACATTTCCATCGAGATCTTTTCTTTCGAATTCTAGATTGGAAAACATCATTCCGAAAGCAATGATTAGCTTTCGGATCGAGGCATGATAGAATGGTTGATCTGTGAACATTGAGCTTCTTGAAATGGATCTCGGATATCATTACTTAGATCTTGATATCCAAGGCTTAGAAGCACATCTTTCACATCTTCTAAAGAGGCTCCCGCTTCGATAGCAGAAATTGCAGATCTAGAAATGTCTCCTTGATCTGATGTGTATCTATCGCAAAGATATATGAAACTCAGAGGGTTCGAGAAGCAAAACTTTGATCCTTCTCTATGAGCAAAGTGATATCCTCGGCAACGACACAAAGAATGCCCAGTCTTGCTGATATGCTCTTGAAGAAGTCTGTATGACTTTCTTCTTGTTCTGCATGATGGACATCTATAGACGTAGCTCATTGCTTTGGAAAGAAGAAGATTGTAGTTCCTTGGATGGAGTTCTTGGAATTCTGACATCCATAATCAGATGTATAGAATCCAAAAGTAAATCCAATGGCAAACGATGCAAGAATTGCAGCAATCATGAATTCTTTCATTCAGATTCCTTCTTTTTAATTCCGAATCTTTTTGCTTCTTCAAGAATCCATGGATCATTCCGACCAGCATTGATGTACCCTTGAATTTCTTTCCTTTGAGCTTCTTCAGAGCACCATCCGTATCCTTTCCTTGGATATGTGCCTTCGGCTCTCATCATATCAAAATAAGCGTCGCTCATTCTTTCTCCGATGTTAGAACAGAGTAGTCGTCAGATTTCTTCTTGACAGTGATGAAATCATCAAAATATACAGGATCAACTGCTCTATGAGTGATAATGAAAACATTGCTGTTCATCGTTGTTCTAATCAAATCAACGAATGATTCAATCGAGTCATCATCAAGAGATCTGTCAGCTGTCTCGTCAAAGAACAGAATGTTAGTTGATGCGGAATTTCTTTGAGCTGCAATCTCTCGCCAAGCAAATAGAATAGAAAGATCGATTCTTTGCTTTTCGCCTTCTGAAAAGGATTCATATGAGAAGTCATCTCGATGTCTGGATTTTATTGTCTCATTGAAGTTTTCGTCAAGCTCAAAATTCACAAAAAGATCAAAGGCTTCGAGATATCTATTGATCAATTGATTCAGAAGCGGAATGTAGTAGCTAATGATTCTTGCTTTGATTCCTGTGTCTTTCAACAGCGTATTGCATACCTCGATGTAAGGAAATTCTTCCATCTCAGAAATCTTCTTATCCAGAAGTGTCTGTAGTTCTTGGTCAATCGTTTCTTTCTGAAGCTTAGCCGGTTCAACTTCTGACTTTCTGTCCAAGTCAGAGCTTAGCATCTTCAATGTTCCTCTTTTGTCTTTTAGAGAAGAATTAATGAGTTGAAGTTTTGATGATGCAGTTGACATTGCCTCGCTGAACTTCGAAACTTCTTCAAACTTCTCCTCTAGAGCCTTCATTGCATCGGAAACTTTCTGTGCAGAATCTTTTGATTCTATCATGATCTTTCTGTTCTTCTCGATGATTTGATCTTTATGAGATTCTTGAATACTCTGTTGACATACAGAGCAATGATCGTGTTCCTTGAAGAAGTCTGCTTCGGTTTTTGCTGCTTTGTATTGCGAAGCGTAATCCCGAATCACATCTCTCTTATCTGCAATTTCTTTTGAAAGCCCAGAGTGCGGTGCAATCTTTTCTGCCATCTGACTGATAATATCAGAATACGTTGCATGTTTAGACTCGAGACTATCGATTTCATTCTCAATGACTGCGATTCTTTCTCGGATCTCTTCTTTTCTTGATTCTTCGTTTTGCTCTAGATCTTGAATTAGATTAATCAGCCTGTCTCGCTCGCTAGTCTTCATCTTGATCTTGGTATCAAGCATCTCAACTTCTTTCTTTGAATTCGAGAAGACATCTTTGAAATATGATGACATTTTCGAGAAGATTGAAATATCGAGAAGCTCTTCCGTCATATTTCTACGATCTCCTGCTTTCAAGAGCATGAAGTGTGTATATCCAGCCGAGCCAATGACACAAATTTGTTTGAATGTGTTGTATCCAAATCCAAGAATCGATTCTAGAGTCTTTTGATAGTCTCTAGAAGCTGCATCTTCTTCAATCAAAACGCCGTTCTTATAGATCTCAAAGGCATTTGGTTTCATCGAACGAACGACGCGGAAATGATCATTTCCTTTCTTGAAATCAACTTCAGTGTGCAGACCCTTCTTGTTTTTGGAATTAAGGAGCTGACCTACCTTGATGTTCCGATATGGTTTTCCAAAAAGGCAATAAGTCAGTGCCTCGATGATTGAAGACTTTCCATGACCAGATTTGCCTTTGATGACGACAAGTCTCTTTGAATTCAAGTCAAACTCAAATCCCCCGGATCCGAAAGACATGATGTTCTTTGCTTTGAGAATTCCAAACTCAATCATTCTGGTCTCCCTGAACTTGTGTATAGCATTTCAAGATCATTGCTTTCAATTTATCCTTATCTAGCGATGTTTCGAGGTCATCGACAGCTTCTTTAAGAAGAACCTCTGTTGATTTGATGTTCTTGACATCAATTGTTTCTTCATTTTGAACGACGATAGTCTTCTCATTGAATTTGATATCATGTGGCCCTGATTTGATCAAGTCGTCTTTCCATGATTCCAAAGCTTTTTTGTCATCGACGTTATCTGCAATTGCTCTGATGAACTTCTTATGACAATCCTTTCGTTCTGGATAAACGACATATTCATGAAATGTATGTTCGTTCTCTACGAACTCATAGCCATTTTCATCAAGAACAAAAAATCCCTTCTTGTCTCCAGAGTCGATCCATGTCAATTCATATGGAGTTCCGGTGTAGACGACGTTATCTTTTTGTGACTTCGTATGATAATGTCCAGAAAAGATTGTTTTGAACTTCCGATATCCTGTATGCTTATGATGAGACTTTGCATTAGATCCGATATGCATCGGAAAATCATTGAATTCAAAATGACCGCACATGTAATCCGCATCGCTCATCTTGATAGCGTCTTCGCATTCATCTCGATTTGACTTTGCCATCCAGGGAACAAGAAGGAATGAGTACTTTCCATCGATCAGATGCTCAGATGGTTTATCAATGACAACGAAGTTATCTTTCCACTCAGATAGAACAAGAGATGGAGTATTCACCTTCAGAGTCTCTCTGAAATGAATGTCATGATTGCCGACGATGACATAGCATGTAATGTCTCGCTCGACAATTCTTGAAATGAACTTTTCTTTGAAAAAATCTAGACACCAAGTGTTCACGAACTTTCTGACATCGAACATGTCTCCAGTCTGAATGATAGAACTTACTTGATTGTTATCGCAGAATTTGAAGAAGTCTTCGAAGAAGAGGTCAAAATATTCGTGGTAGAGCTCGTTGCCTGAGCGAGCACCAATATGAAGATCACCCAAAATAGGAACCATGTCGACCTCATTCTTCGTCGTCTTGAGAGTCGAACTCATCAAAGAGCTTTTCTTCTTCTGTTTCAAAGAGATCAGAAAGAGGTCCTGCGATATCTTTCTTCTTATTTTCTTTCTTTGTGGATGAGTTTTTCAATCCACGTTTCTTCTCAAAATTATCAACATCAAAGAACGGAACAGAGAAACCTTCGGATGTCAAATCAATATCAGAATCTGACATCATAGTTTCGTATGATGCTTCGTTGTTGTAGAAGATTTTTGCTTTGATGTATGCGTGATTCTCTTCTGTGTTGATTACGTTCACAAATGCACGCCAAACAATTCTAGAGTAATAGCCGAATGGATTTGATGATTTTTCTGGATCAAATAGATGAGCTTTCTTGTAGCAAGCGAAATATCCATCCGACTTCATTTCTTCAATGAATGAGTACCCAGAAAAATTCGGTCGCCTTGCCATACCATTCGTGATGTCCATGAACATCTTCATCAATTTTTGATGTGGATCTGGTCTAGGATTTCCGGCTTCTGCTTCTTCTTTGCACTTAGCTCTATAGAGTTTCAACTCTTCAAGCATTTCTTGTTTATTGCAGTATTCTGCCATGTCAGTCTCCTTAATTCTTATTCTTTTCTGACTCTTCAGAGTCTACATGAAATTATCTCTTCTGTCAAGAGCTTGATCTCGACATCAAAAGATCATAGAATGATGTTCATAGGACTCCGCCCTCAGTATAGAACCATGTCCCGGTCGCTCGGAAGAAAAGGGATGCTAGACGAATGAGCAGATGCAAATCTAAAGTTTCGTGCATTCACTGCACCTCCTGTTTCGACGGTTCGCCGTCATGCAATCCCGCAGGCATAGCTGTTGACTTCAGCGTGATAAACGAGCATCCAAAGGTGATATCTTTGCTCAGTTGGCGATCTGAGCCTCGAAAGAGGATAAAAACGCGCTCGATAAAAGGTTGAAAGAAGTCTAGTTCGGATAGAACGATGAACCAATAAGAAGAACAAAAAGAGTTCATTGATTTTCCATTGTTATGAATCTTATGATCTTAAGATCCCTACGGGAGGATCTGAGATGCTTCATCTCGAAGATTTTTAAGTCTTCTTCTCTCTTAACTACCCGACTTCGTCGGTGTCGTTATCACCAGGACGGGATTGCTGATGTCTGAATGACTCATCTAGTTGACATCAAAAGCGTATGACGTTAGAATGAATGAAATTGTTCTTAGGAGAACTTATGCAATGGATTTCGATTTTTCCGAAGTTGAATGTCAAAGATGATGGAATTCGGGAAGTTCCGAAAAAGCGAAAGAAGCTAAGCGATTCCGAAAAATCAGCCAATCGCGTGGCTAGTGTGAAGAATCGGAAGAAGTATCTAACGGATGAAGAGATTCTTGACATTCGTACGATGAAAGAAATCAAGAATTCATCGAACAAAGAAATCATGGAAAAGCATGATATCGACGCAAACCGACTCTATGCAATTTTGAACTATTACTACCGAGATCACATTGTTCCTGTCGGAGGTACACCGACATTCATGAATGCATAAAATGCATTGTACGTTGATCTAACCAGGATTTGAGTATGAATCTTTATTGGCCTATTGTTTTGATTGCTGCCATATTTGCTGTGGTTGGATTTCGTCTTGGAATTCATAGAGAACCAATCGGTATCGGAACTCTTTTTGGACTATACATCTTATGCCTTACTCCTGTTATCGGATGGCCGATTTTAGCAGTTGGGCTTGTCGGATTGATTTGTTTTACTTTTCGTCAACTTGAAAAGATCAGGATTTGAAATATGACTCGTTGCTCGATGTACATCAAAGCAGAAAAGATCAAAGTCTTCGACGAAATCTTGAAGTCTACAAATGGTCGATATCTTCAGAATCCTTTTGAAATGCCAGGAGGAAATCGAATTCATGTTACATTTGATCCAGGAGACTATCAGAAATTCTATGATGCATGGGATCGAGCAAACCGAGAAATCAAAGAAATTGTCAAGCAAGATGTTTGGTTCTTATCAATGATCAAGAAGATTTTCAAATGCTGAGTGAAGAAGTCCTAAGAGTATATCCAAATTTTGGAAAGACGCTCGAAAAAATTATTGATCCAAAGAAGTACAGAAAGATTTTCATCGCTGGAGATCTGCACGGTGCTTACGACAAGCTGATGCAAGCTTTGAAAAACGTGAATTTTTCAGAGGACGAAGATCTTCTCATTCTATGCGGAGATTTGATTGATCGAGGACCAAAAAGTCTAGATTGTTTGAGACTCATTACGAAGAAGTGGGTTGATCACGTCGTCGGAAATCACGAGCAGATGTTCGTATCTTACATGGCTTGCTCTGGTGATGTATTTGATAGATCTTTCGAAAATAATGGTGGAGATTGGGTCAGATTCATTCGAGCATCTTTTGATGTACTTGCTCTTGACGAGTGTTACGACTATGCAAAAATTCTTTGCAATTCGCCTCGAATGATCACGTTGTCAAATCTATGTCACATTATTCATGCTGAGATGTATGTTCCTTGCCCTTACCGAGGGGAAATTACAGAAGAGAATTATCAAGATCAACTGCGTGCAATGATGACTATCAGAACTATCGATGGAGATTGCTCTTTCTGGGGACGTCGTGCTTTTGATCCTTTGTATGGTAAATTTCACACATCGTTGACAGATCAAGAAAGATCAAGTATTCTTGAAAAGACACGATTTTTTGATAAGATGAATCCAATCATCAGTGGACACACTGCAACCAGAGAAGCAGTTCGATTTGGCAACATGATCTTGATCGATTCTACTGCATGGAGATTCGAAACACCTCTTACTCTATATGAAGTGAAAGAAGATCTTATCCACGAAACTTGGACCGATTCATCTCGGATGTATATCAAACGTCAAATTTCTAGATATTGAAGGATTATCGTGGCACTTGAAAAAGCAAAGGAATACGCTCGAAGCAACATCAAAGATCTTGCTTTAGAAATCAAAGATTGGAAATCATCTTCAATTCTTCAAAACGGAAAGTTGCGAGTTCTTGCAAAGATTCTTGAAAAAGAATATGAAATCTCTTCCCATTATTCTCTGACCATCGCAGAAAGTATTTGCAACGATGCCTTTGCTGAATTTGTCATCTTGAACAAGAATTGATTTGTTACAAGAAATCTGGTAAACTATTGATTCGGAAAGAAAAAGTTGATTTTGTTTTGTTACATGAAAGGAAATAAGAATGAGTCTTAATGAAAAGGCCGAGTCGTATTTGTGGGTTGAAAAGTATCGGCCAGCTAACATTGCCGATATCATTATGCCAGCTCGACTTCGCGAAGAATGCGAAGGATATGTCAATGATAAGCAGATTCCGCATATGCTTCTTGCCGGATCTGCTGGGATTGGTAAAACGACAGTTGCTCGTGCGTTGATCAACATGATCGATGCTGATATGCTCTACATCAATGCATCAAACGAGTCTGGCGTAGATACGATTCGAACAAAGATCGTTCAATTTGCTTCTACTGCATCTTTCGAAGGCAATCTCAAAGTTGTGCTTCTGGATGAAGCCGATCAACTGAGTCATCAAGCTCAGGGGATTCTTCGAGCAGTCATGGAAGAATTCCATCAAAATACTCGATTCATCTTGACTTGCAATTTCAAGAACAAGCTCATGGATGCAATTCATTCGAGGTGCGTGACTGTTGATTTTTCTACGAGTTCGACTGAGAAAGACCAACTGAAAGCAAAAGCTTTCAAACGATGTCTTGAGATTCTCAAGGCAGAAAACATCGAAGCAGATAAGCCAGCTGTAGCTTCGATCGTGAATCGATATTTCCCAGATATGAGGCGCGTACTCGGAGCCATGCAGAAGGCATCTCTTGGTGGCAGTCTAACTGCAATGTCGATCTCCGAGAGCATTCCGACAGATGCGCTATTCGATGCAATGCGAAACAAGAAGTTCACAGATGTGAGAAAGTGGGTTGCTCAGAACTCTGATGACTATCAAGCTGTCATTCGAGAAATCTATGATCGTCTTCTTGAGTTGTTTGCCGGTCCATCAATTCCTCAGGTTGTTGTTACGCTTGATCTGTATCAAGATCGAATGACTCGGACAGCAGACATTGAAATCACCATGATGGCATGCTTGACTGAAATTATGGCAACTGTCGAATGGAAGTGAAATATGATCTATGCAATTCATTGCTCAAATTTCAAAAATCAAACACAATGGATTTCTTTTGATCAGAATAATTTGATCGCGTCTAATGAGTGGAAATTCGGAGATCGAGTCCACTGCCGCTGCGTAAAAGTTAGCAAGTCCGATGACAGCCTATCGATGCTATGCTATGTTTCTCAAGATCTTGAAGATACTGTAATTTTGAAGAATGATATGACTCAGCTCAATCTTGCAATTTTGAAGTTCTTCAAGGATCAAAACATTGAAAGAACGATCAAAACAGGAGACATGTTGCGTTATTACGACAATGGGAATGCGAAATTTTTCATCCGACCAGTTTCATCAAAAGATGGTAGACTTGGATGGGAGATTGAATATGAGTGAAGCGAAAACATTCTTTGATGTTGCAAATAACGTGAATTCTTCTTATGACTTGCTCGAGAAGGAGAATGTTATCGGAGCGACAAACGTCTTCATGCTCAATCGAGCACTGAGCAACAATCATGATACGATTTTCTTTGCAGATGAAGCATCTTCATTCAAATTTGTAGATCCGTATTCTCATTATCTTTTCCACTTCTACTCTACACCGAAGAAGAAGCGATATGGGAAATGGGAAAAGAAAGCAGAAAAATCTGAGCATCTAGAAGCAGTTATGAAAGTATATGATGTTTCTAGAAAGAAAGCTCTAGAGTATCTTGATTTGCTGACAGAAGAGCAACTTGAAGATATCACAAAATCCCTCGAGACCGGAGGTAAACTTGGTCGTCAAAAGAAATCCGTAGTTCGTAAAAAAGAAGAAGATTGAGGTACATCATGAACACTGTTATTCATCAAAATCCAAGCATCGCACCAGACGAAGTTCTGTATGATTGGACTATTGAAAAAATGCTTGAAATTGACCTTCAAGGCGATGACGAAGCTTTTCCAAAAATTCGAGAGACTCTCACCAGAATCGGAATTGCATCTCGTGGAAATAAGAAGTTGACTCAGACATGTCATATTCTTCAGAAAGGCGGCAAGTATTACATCATCCATTACAAAGAGATTTTTCATCTTGATAAGAAGAATTCGACTCTTTCTATCGGTGATGTTGCTCGACGCAATCGGATTGCAAATCTTCTTGATGCGTGGGGGCTTTGCAAGATTGTAGATCAAGAGAAGTTCATGAATATGGCTTCTATGTCAGAACTCAAAATTGTGAAGTCGTCTGAAAAGTCTGAATGGATTCTAGAATCCAAACAAACTCTCGGCAAAAAGCCTCAAAAGACTTGACTTATGAGTCTCCTTCAATTAGAATCGAAGAAGTTGAAGGAGACTTGTATGAAAACACAAGATATTGATTTTATTGAGAGCATCGCATCGTCGATTGATGGGCATGCTCGTCGTGTTGTTCATACACTTGTTCCTGAAGATCGAAAGATTCCAGACATGGTCTGGATCAAGTCGCTGAAAGATCAAAAAATCATTGCGATTGAAATTCCAGATGCAGAATTGACAAATGCAGAATTTATTCGTCAAGAAATCAAACGAAAGTTGAGTTCGAAGGAAGAATGATGAAAACTTCAATGAAGCCAATCGATCAAAAAAGTCGATACGAAACAAATCCAATTCCAGGATTCACATTTCGAGCTTCCTCAGAAGCTCTGATCAAACAAGTTGAGAAGCTCTTCAAGAAAGAAGAGCAGATTAAAACCGGATGCAAGTATCCAAAATGAAAAGGAATATCATGAAAATCAACAAAGCAAATCTTCAGTCTGTTCTGGCAACTCTTGCCTCTCATTCGACTGCAAATCAGCATGTTCTGCATGCAATGAAAAATCTTCAAAGTGAGATGTTCGCAATTTGCGATCCTGCAAAGCCAGAAACTCAAGAAATCTACGATCAAGCCCGACAACTCGGTAACTTGATCCGATCTGCAGAAAAGAAACAGACGAATCTGGATTCGAATATTCGAGTTCTGAAGGAGTATGTTGGCGCAGAATATGGCAAGAAGCCAAAGCCTTGGTGGAAGCGAGTGTTCGAACTCACGATTCGGATCGGAGAATGACTCCTTGGTTGATTGCAGATCATCACTTCAGTCACTCAAATATTCTGAAGTTTACTCGACGTAATGGAAGCCCACTTCGTGGGCATCTGTGGAATTCGATTGATGATCATGATTCTGATTTGATTCAGAAGCATAACGCTAAAGTCCGTCCTGATGACAGAGTCTACATCCTAGGTGATGTGGCAATGAACAGAACTGGACTCGAGAAGGCTCGTCTTCTTAATGGACGTAAAATTCTGATTTCTGGAAATCATGATGTGATCAAAAATGGCGGATATGATCAAATTTTTGAATCAATCCATGGCGCATATTCAATCGGCAAGTATATCATGACTCACATTCCAATCCATCCAGGATCGCTACATCGATGGAAGGGAAACATTCATGGACATTTGCATGATGGTCGCGTTCTTCTAGAATCTGGAGAAGTTGATCATCGATATATTTCAGTATCTGCTGAGATTGTAGGATTCGAGCCAATCACATTCGGTGAGATAGAATCTAGAGCAACAAAATCCTCTTGACATGATTTGAAATATGTCATAAAATTTAGACATTGAAACTCCTTTCAAGGACTTACATCATGAACATCACACGACAAGATAAGTTTGAATCTTTGCCTTCGTTGTTGCCTTTCACTTTCAATTCGTGGGCAACACCAGAACTTCTCGAACGAGTTCTTGATCGAGAACTTACGAATTGGCAATCTCAAACTTTCTATGCAATTGGTCGAATTGAAGATCAATACATTCTTATTCTGAATGAAGTGAATGAGCCAGTTTTGCTCCCCTACTTCGAAGATGCCTACAATTTTGACCTGTGAAAGGAAACATCATGAAATCTAAAATTCGAGGATTCACTCTGATTGAGCTTTTGGTTGTTATTGCGATTATTGCTATTCTAGCATCTTTGATTGCAGACCCGCTCTTGAAGGTTCTGACTCGATGATTCGGAACTGTGAAACTTGCGCAAAGACCGCAGATTGCCGACCATATGGCAAGAATGGATCTTGGATCTGCTATGTATGCGGAATGCAGAACGAAGCAGAAACAGAAAAGAACTTTCTTGCACAATTGGATGCTGCAGGTCCGAATGCAGTTCTGACAGATCATGGGCCGATTCCATATGACAAGAAAACTTTGAATTGAGAAATTATGTCACCAGAAAATCTCGAAAAACTAGCTTTGGCTGCAATAAAGATCAACATCATGGCAGTCCAAAAAGATCTTAATATCAACATTCCAATCGTTTATCCATCGATTTCTACAGATCCAGGATATCAAAAAGCATATCTTGCTTTGCTTGACACTGTTGAAGCATTGATCCAAGAACGAGCTGAAAATATCAAGCTGCGAGAGGAGCTTGCAAGCCTTCAGAGATCAACAAGGCGGAGTTTGATTTGAAAATTCCGAAAGAGCACGATTTTCTGATTCAGTTCAAAGAAATGAATCATACATCTGCAGTTTTCTATGCCGAATGTAGAATGCGAGGGTATTCTCATGTTGTTGCATATCAGCAAACATGGAAGTATTCTTCTACAATCGGGTTGCTTATTGGAGAACCCGGGCTTCCTCCTTGGGAATCCAATCGAAGAATTAGACTCCGACATGAAATTTGACGCTTGACAACATCGACGAAAGAAGACATAATTGAGATGTTGTGAAACACATT